ATAAGGGCTAGGGTGCGGCAGGCTTCTTCTACAGCTTGTGAGGCTGTTTTTGCATTCCCGTCATCATGCTTGTACATGACCTTTGCTTGCTCCACAGATTCTGGGGGCATGGGGTTATTTGTCTGCACACGTGCCCAGTACTGAGCCATGTCAGTAATCAGCATCGTTTTGTCTATTTCTTTAATTTCAAAAGGGATGAGGACAAACTCCTGACCGCCAAAAAGGACAGCCAGATAAATCTTTTCCACGCCGTAGACTGCGGCTTCGTGGACAAGTTGAGCGTAGTCAGCAGGAGGTATATTTCCAGTCTCAGCATCAAACTTGTTACGTACACCAGCGTTATAGTTCTTGCATTCCACGAGGATTGTTTGTCCATTTTCTTGTCCTACAAAATCAAAGTGTGAACGCAGCCAAGGTTCTGTTTTGTGGGTGAGAGAGTCTTCTACCTTGTGCAGCTCTACCTTTAACTTCTCTTGTGCCAGTCTTCCTATCACTGGTTCTAGTACGTGTCCCATCTGTACTGCTTCTATGCCAGACAGGTCGGGTATGTCCATCATGCCCAGTTTGGTGAGGATGACTTCGTTGGCTTTGCCGTTGGCAGCCTTCCTACTATCACCTGACCACCAAGCGGAATTACGTGTTGCGGGGGAGAAGTCGCTCAGGACTTCGCTACCATCTTTGTAAGATGTATCAGACATGGTTACTTTCCTTTTCAGAGTAGAGAACAGCGGACAGGCCGCAGTCTTTGTTGGAGGGCATACGCATCACGCTGCACCATTCCAGTTGGTCTATGGGGGTTGGTTTCCCGTCTACGGGAGATGTGACAGAGAGAGCCGTGCATTTTGATAAATGCGTCTTCTCTTTTTCTACGCCTACCTGTTGGTAGAACTTACAGTTGATACAGAGTTTCATAGGGGTGACTACCTTTCCGTTTAGTTGAGAGCAACATGCTCAATGAATGATTATACAGTTATTAGACGATAGGTCAAGAGATGTATTTATTTTTTTTCAGTACCTCCTTCTCTACGTTACGCAGGCCTTCTAGTATCAGGTTCTTATAGTTCTGTTGTTGTATAGAGTTAGCTTGTTCTACGTTCCAGCCATAGGCCGTGAGTAGTTCTGTATCTGTAAGGGTTTGGCAGGGGTGACTATAAGGACTGGGCAGCCCTCTAGCTTTGATTATGTTCTCCCTCTGTATGCGGTCATACTCATCATCTTCATCTGTGTGAATCATGTGTTCTTCTCCTTGTTGACTATTTGACGCTTACGCCATCCCCCGTGAGGACTAGGGCTTGCGCTATCGTTCTGTAGCTGTGGGTTATCCCTTCCTTCTGCTGGGCTAGTATCTTCTGTGCTTCTCTTTTTGTCATGTTGGTATAGCTTGTTGAGTAGCAGGGTAACTTCTCGCAGTCGGGCGTATGTAGCGATATGGGGGTTAAGTTTGTAGTCACGGGTAAGTTTCTCTTTCCTAGCTTTAAGTATGTCTCTCATGGTTACTCTCCTTGTCTTTTCTTGTTAAACCTTTTTTTCTTTCACGCATAGAGTATTCACCCGAAGCGCAGCTTGTGGGTAAGTTATCCACAGTGTTATCCACAGGGACAGAAGCTCTCGTTTATCTAGGCTATTTAACGCAAGTGCAGCACTCTTGTTAAACCCGACTTTACTCTGCCCCGAGAGATGCTCACTCAGGAGGCACAAGGCCAGTTCGCCACGTTTATCTTACTTGGTCGCTTCAACCGCATAAAGGGGCGGGTGATACCCCCGTGTTTTGTAACTGCCAACAAAAAAGCCACTTACTGCTGCACTGGTAGCTGTCCCCCGAAGGGGTCAGTGCATGAGTAAATGGCCTTAATAAGTTGACAGCTACGACAACAGCCCGATTGTATATCGGGCGTATGGGGGTTTGTCAAGCCCCTGCTATTGATAGGCCTATTAATAAGCCTATACCCCATGCCCCTATCACGTACAGCAGTACGTCAAAGAGGTCAACACAGTTGTCATGCGTGTGTAGGCGTGTGGTGTGTTTAATGTCTTTCATGTTGTCTCCATTTCTTTAACGTCTTGAATAAACTCTTCTGCGTGAACTACCTTATAGGGTTCACTTCCTTCAAACTCTTCGCTGGCAACATCTTCGGCGTGGTCTTCGTCTTCTGCCTCTACTTCAAGGAAATAGACTTGATGCTCTATGCGAACGTATTGCACTGTAAATTTTTTCATGGTTACTATCCTTTAGGTTATGCCCCCGTAGGGGCGTGGGGGGTTACTGGCAAGTGTAGTCAGGCATGGTTAGCATGACGTGTGAGTTGGCGGCGTGATAGGCCTCGATATAAACCATTGTGGACATGCCTTCACGGTACTGGGGAAAGTGTCTTATTTCTCCCTTAACCCTTGATTTGCCTATGCTGGGGGCTTTGGGCTTTGCAGCTTTTTTGGCCTTCACAATAGCCCCCGTGGTAGTGATTGTGGTCATGTTGGTTACTCTCCTTTAATGGTTTCAATGTCAACAGAATAAACGTGGTTAGTTTTGGCAATTTCATAGTAACGACGGAAAATATCCATCTGGCATGTAGTCTCTCCGTATTCCCTGCGTGTGTGCCCGTATGTGGCGCAGTTATAAGTTATCCAGTAGCGCATGATTACTCTCCTATTTCAATGATGTGGCGGGTTTGTGCGTGATAGTTGGCAATCATTTTGTTGGCAAAGGATTCCGATTCAGTTACAAACTGAAAACCATCTGGCATGGTTACCAGAATAAATGTGTTGTACTCATTCGCATCATGCTTTTCTAAGAATGAGAATAGACGTTTAGACAATGCAATAAATGACATGGTTACAAACCTTTCTAAAATAGTGCAACAGCGCACTGCAAAACCCACGTTTGTGGGCTTCACGCTGAGCTGTCAAGCTGCTATTGCCTCTGCAGTAGCATCTAGCATGTTGATGTAATCAGCTGCTTTCTGAGCAAGTGCAGCAGCTTTAAATACTGCCTTGCTGTCCTCTCTGAGAGCTTTAAGCCAGTGGCCTATGTAGCCAGCGTGTCTTAACTCTCCCTGAATGCCATAATCAGAGCAGAGGAAAGCTGCCGACATTTCAGCTACTAATTCCTCGAAAGCATAGGCAGGGTTTCCAAATCTGCCCTTGTCCAAATCTCTATCTAATCGATTCTTGCTGCCTGTCCAGTGTGCCAGCTCATGGAAAGCAGTAGCATAATAATTTGCTTCACTGTCAAAAGCTGATTTGTTAGGCAGCTGGATTCTGTCAGCAGAGGGCATGTAGAAAGCAGCATCACCCCCATGAGAGATAGCAGCTCCGGTTTTGATGATGCGCTGCTCTGCCAGCTCTACAGCTGTAAACTCTGCCTCTACTGTCTCAGCTGGCACAATGTCAATGCCCTCTACCTGAGCAGCATTAAAAACAAAGTATGTTTTCAGCACTGCATACTTTTCAATGTCTCCTGTTTGCTTGTCCTGTTTTGTCACTGGAGAATAGAAAACAATCTTTGTGCCTTTCTCACCTTTCTTGACATTTGCACCAATGCTTTCCCACTGTTTGTATGAAGCCCACACTGGCACTGAGTAGCCACGAATCATTGACGACATGCCAAGCAGTAGACGATTGATGCCCTGATAAGGTTTTTGAGAGACAAGGTTTTTATCTGCTGAGCTGTCTGCTTTCCAAGGTTTAATCCAAGGTGCAGCGCCCTGCTCTAGCTGCTCAATAATGCTCTGAGTTATCTCAGTGTAGATTGTTTGTGTCATGGTAACTTACCTTTAAAAAGATGCTGTCCTGATTAGACAGTGATTGTATTATAAGACTATAAAGAGACTATGCAACATCTTTTTATCAATTATTTTCTAAGTAGTTACCCTTAGAACTAAAGTAAAGACACACGTATAAGACTAGAGTATAGTAACAGTCTATATAGACTAAGACTATCTGTCTTATACATTGACTAGATGATTGACTATCTATAGCACTGGCTTTCTGTCAGAAAGAAAGAGCTGGGGGTTCTCACACTTTTCTCACTGACGAAAAGGAAAAGGGGCACTGGGGTTGAGCTGCTCTGCTTAGTCTTAATACATGCCATTACATGCTACTGACGCAAGTTCAATCGGGACAATGGTCACCCAGCACAAATACACACGCAAGACGCAAGACGGCGGCCATCGAGTTGGGTTTGGATATGCTAAAGGGTGTGCCCCCAACTCTCCTACCCCCAAAAAAAAATACAGTTTTCTGCTACATTTGGTTGTGGATTGCAGTTGCCATTGCCAATCCTTTTGACCTACCTATTGCGTAGGTCTTTTTTTGTGTGTAGTATGTGGTTATTGATAGAGGGGTAGAGATGAATATTCAAGAGATAGAGTTAGAGCGTGGTATTGACATGCCTGCTGGCAGGGTGGTGTATGCCTACCCGTATGAGGAGATGGATGTGGGGGACAGTTTTGTTGTACCCGTGTCTGCTCGGCAGAAGGTGTTGAATGCCAATTACAGGGCTTCTAAGAGGCTTGGGTTAGGGTTTACGGCAAAGACAGAGGGTGAGTACATCAGAGTGTGGAGAACACGTTAGGAGAGGTTTATATGGACGCTGAAGTGTTGTGGATGGGTGAGGATGATTTGAGGGCAACTTGTTTGACCTTGTCTGCGCTACTACAGTTGTCGGAGATGAACACGGTGAGAGCTGTTAATGAGGCATTGCAATATGGATACAGACAAGGATATGCAGACGCAGTTGTACGAATCTCGTTTACGACTAAAGAAGGAAATGCAGCGGGCCTTGTCCTGCATTAGTCCTAAAGCGAAGAGGCTGTTGGCACAGGAGTGGGAAGAGAAGTATTCCGCTATTTTTTACAAAGAGTTGTGTAATTGTGCAAAAGGCAGAGATGCTGCAAGAACCATTGCTGATTGGCAACTATGAATTTTGATTTAAAGAAGTTTTACAAGTTCTGTAGTGAACTCAAGATTGAGACGAAAGAAGAAGGCCTCAAGAAGATGGGCAAACTTCTGGGGACGCAGACGTATGTGATGGAAGAGATTACAAAGGGGCTAGAGAAAGATGTTCACTTCTTCGTCATTCTTAAAGGGCGGCAGCTGGGTATCACAACTGTTTCACTTGCCCTTGATTTATATTGGCAGTTCACACACCCGGGTTGGCAAGGAACACTGGTTGCGGATACAGAAGAGAACAGAGATATGTTTAGGTCAACTCTGGGAATGTACATGGACGGATTACCGAAAGAGTACAAGATTCCTCTGGTGGCACATAACCGTAATCAGATGGTACTTAAAAACAGAAGTCGCATCTTTTACCAGATTGCAGGAAATAAGTCACGACTGGGGCAGGGAAAAGCCATCACCTATCTTCACGGAACTGAGACTGCGTCTTGGGGTAACGAGGAAGGCCTAGCCTCTCTGATAGCCTCTCTTGCTGAGAAGAACCCTGAGCGCCTCTACATGTTTGAAAGCACTGCTCAAGGCTTTAACATGTTTCACGACATGTACAAGACCGCTAAGAATGCTCGTACCCAACATGCTATCTTTTGTGGATGGTGGCGTAACGAGTACTACACCGTTGACCCTGCCAGCAACATCTACAAGGTGTACTGGGATGGCAAGCTCACGGGTGAAGAGAAAGAGTGGGTCAAAGACATTAAGAAGCTCTACGGCGTAGAGATTAACTCTCGGCAGATGGCGTGGTGGAGATGGAAGATGCACGAGGGGATTAAAGACGAGTCACTCATGTATCAAGAGTTCCCGCCCACTGAGGACTATGCCTTCGTAATGACGGGCACTTCTTTCTTCTCTAACAGCAGATGCACAGAAGCAGCAAAGGCCAGCAAGAAACTTGACCCTGACCACTACCGTTACGTTTTTGGTCAACTCTTTCAAGACACAGAGGTTATTCGCTCAACTGAACGCTTGGGGACTCTCAAGATTTGGGAAGAGCCTGTCGACACTGCTTACTACGTCATTGGTGCTGACCCTGCCTACGGAAGCTCTGACTGGGCAGACAGATTCTGTATTCAGGTCTTCCGTGTATACGCAGACGGTATGGAGCAGGTTGCAGAATTTGCAACCAGTGAGATGAACACCTACCAGTACGCTTGGGTGATTGCCCACCTTGCTGGCGCTTACAAGAACTCAACACTGAACCTTGAGGTCAATGGCCCGGGTCAGGCAGTCATTAACGAGATACGGAATTTAAAACGCATGGCGGTCGCTATGGGCGGCTCTGTGGGGCATGGCCTGCTGGATGTGCTGGGCAGCATGACCAACTACATTTGGCGAAGGAATGACACCCTTGGTGGCCTGTCTAACTCCATTGGTTACATCACCACCAGTCAGACAAAAGAGAGAATGCTCAACTACATGAAAGACTTTTTTGAGCGTGGCATGATGGACATTAAAAGCCTAGACACGCTGGAAGAGATGAAGGGTATCGTTCGGGAAAATGGATTTATTGGCGCACCCGGTAGAAACAAAGATGACCGAGTCATTGCCTGCGCCCTTGCCACCGTCTGCTGGGCAGAACAAGTCCAGCCAAGACTTATTGCACAAAAACTTACAAAAGAAATTAGTAAGTCTCAAGAAGACTTCACACCTGAACAACTCTCTGTTGGCAGAAATGTCAGCGATTATTTGAAAAGGATTGGCATGTATGGCGCTTGAAATCTATGTGTATGCACCCAATGCTGAGAATGACAGGCAAAGATTAAAAGAAATGCTCGAAAGCACGGGCTATAAAGTCCTTGATATGCAGCTGCAAGTCTTTGCTGAGAGCCAAGAAACTTACTTTTTAATGACGGTGGAACAAAGTGACACCCCTATCCAAGACTGAACTGAAGAAACAAATCAAGAGATTTATATCTGACAAGGACAGAGGCATCTCTCTACCCATGTTCTGCGAACTCGCTGGCATCAGCAGAGCCACGCTGCTCGATTGTTTTCACTACGAAACAGAACCTTTGTCAGAAACTACCCAGCGCAGGGTTAACAAAGCCTACATGCAGTGGAAAGCTGGCATGGTCAAGGTGATGAGCAGGCGGGACAGAAGCAGGTTTATTGAGTACAGGAAAAAGGCTAAGCCCCCAATTATTCACGGTTTGGGGCTAAAAGTAACCTCAGAAGGCATCAAACTGCGTGTAGGTCTGGTCAACCGACACGATTACAGCGAACAAGACCTAGATGAAGCACTAAGGGGGTAACATGGCAGTCCTAAAAGACTATTATTGCGATACGCACGGCATTTTTGAGGCATGGGAGGCAAAATGCCCCATGAAGAACTGCAAAGGCGAGCTGAGTGTCGTTTTTCTCAAACCAGTGGGCTTAAAGTCCGATAAAACCAAGAAAACAGACAGAACAGTCAATCAACTGGCTATTGACTACGATATGACCGATATTAAGTCCACCAAAGAGGGTGAATATCAAACTGGCTACATGAAACGCAACAACAAGCTCTCTGACAAAGAGTTTGAACAAGCAACAGAGGCCATGAACGCCCAAAACAAAGAAGCAAGACCCGGTGACGCTGCGATATGGGGCGCTGGCGGAAACATCAGCATGAAATCCGTTATGGGTGGACAATTTAAATCCATTAATGGAGAATCTGTGGGAATAAACCCCAAAGCCGCAGGTAATTTAGCCGGGCCACGTGCCGCTAGTTACATGCCAGACCCCGATAATTTACAGGTGAGCAAGCCATGAGAATACCTACCGACCCGCAAGACCGTGAAATCTTTTATCTTGACCTGATTCAAAAATGCTTGGTGTCCAGAGAAGAGCGCAAAGTTGACTACAGTTCTCTGCGGAGTTGGTATCTTTTTGGTAACGGGCCTGATGAAGCGCCAGCTCTGTACAACAAAATCTTTCCTCACATTGACCAGCTAACCTCGTTCCTCTACTCAGCGGAGACAACAAGGTTTAGCATTCAAATGGGCGCTGCCGTTAGCGAACAAGAACACGTGAAAGAGCCAACACTTACTCGTGCGCTCAATGACGAGTGGGTAAATAGCAACGCTGACCAAGTATTTTCTTCTGCAACAACTTGGGCGCTGGTCTACAACTCTTGCTTTGTTAAATTGATTGTCAACAACGGACTTCACCCCTACCTTGTTGAGCCTTCCTGCATTGGTGTGCTGCGAGAAGATACGCCCTACACAGACAGACAAGAAGCACTTGTTCAAACTTACTACATCACAAGGTCTGAACTATACGCACGGCTTTACTCTCACCCCAAGCGAGATGAAATCGTTGCACGTGTAGGCGCTACGCAGCATGAGCGCACGGATATTGCCAACGGCATAGAGCGCATTATCATGTCGCAGTCAAACCCTACCATGTACGGTAACGTCAACCTTGACCTTGCTGGAGGCAACCGCTACAAGGCAACCGTTGCTGAAGACACTGTAGAGATGACAGAGTTGTGGGTGTGGAACGATGACATACAAGATTATCAAGTTGTCACCAAAGCAGACCCAGATGTCATCATTTATGACAGAGCTGGTGAATCAGTGTTTGTCAAAGGTGAGCTGCCTTTTGTGCAAATTGCACCTAACCCTTTGTATGACTATTACTGGGGCGGTTCAGAAGTACAGCGCCTTGTTTACTTGCAGCAACTGCGTAACAAACGCATGGCAGAAATTCTTGACTTACTGTCTAAACAAGTTTCACCACCAACGGCTTTGATTGGTTTTACAGGAATCTTGGATGAGAAAAACTTTGCGCTCAACCGTGCAGGCGGCTTGCTTGCAACTGACATGCCTAACGCAAAAGTTGAAAAACTTGCGCCTCAAATTCCTCCAGATTTATTCCGTGAAATTCAAGAAATAGATTCCATGTTTGAAGAAGCATCTGGCATTGTCTCTGTGCTGCAAGGCAAGGGAGAGTCTGGTGTGCGCTCCTCTGGTCATGCCTCACAGCTGGCTAGACTTGGTTCATCACGTGCAAAGAAACGTGCGCTTATCATTGAAGACAGCTTGGAGAAGTTGGCGACACTGTATCTGAAAGCCATGCAGATATACGACAACACGCATTACACAGATACAGAGGGACGCAAGTTTATTGCTGAGCAGTTCACAAAAGATTTTGTTGTAAAAGTGGACGCACACTCTAACTCTCCTATTTTCATGGAAGACCTGCGCCAGCTTGCGTTTAACTTGTACAAGTCAGAAGTCATTGACAAAGAATCTTTGCTTGACTTGCTTGAGCCTCCCATGAAACAATTACTCAAAGACCGTCTGAAAAAGATGGAAGAGAAAAAAGCCAAGCAGCAAGAAGCACAAGCGGCAGCGCAGCAAGCTGAAAAGCAAGCGCCAGCCAAAGGTAAACCAGACTTAAAACAGGTGGGATGATGGCAGAAGCTAAAGCAGTATCACCAAAGAATGACCAGCCTCGGGTCAACACCAAAGAATTATCTCGTGGCGAGCAGTCACCTAGCTTGACATATCGCACTCAAGGTATTAAAAACACGACTGGGCGTAGTCAGCGTGATTATGCTCGCCGTTAACAACTAAGGAATGAACATGTACAAATCTAAACGTGGTCGTAAGACCCGCAGGTAATTCCCTTTAACAAGGAATCGGGTGTGGCTTCCTTCCCGCCAAAAGGTCGCCGCCTTCAACATGGAGAAGACTATGCGTAAAGCTCGTAAAGGTCGTAAGAGCCGCAAGTAATTAAGCGGGGGTAACCCCGTTTAATTGCGGTTTGACCGTTAAAAATTCTTTGAAGGGCTGAATTAAAATGCCCTTCACTTGTTGACAAGTTGTTTGTATATGGTTACAAACGGCACATAAGGAGTTTTTCATGGCTGTCCCTGAAGCTAAATTGATGGAGTTAATGCGAGGCCCACGCTCAGGCGGGGGTGGCAATCCTTCCGGTTTATCTATGCCTTCTGCTGATATGTCTAATCCGACAGCAATGTCAGATTCGGAAACTCCTCCGATGGCTTCGCCAATGTCCACGCCTGAACCCAAAATGGGGTCAAAAGAAGCCGCTATGATTAACTTAGGGATGGCTATGGACTTGTTAGAGCAGTCTCTCCCAGCCCTTGGCTCAGAAACAGAAGAAGGACAGAAAGCTCTAAACGCTATTCGTGTCCTTAATGGCATTCTTGGTCAACGCAAAAACAAAACAAACGAATTACAGCAGTCTGAAATTTTGCAGATGCTGCAAACCCTTCCTCAAGCTGGTGGCGCATCGCCTGAGGGCAAAGCTATGTCTCAAGCGCCTATTCCCGGTATGCCACCTATGGGCGGCGCACCACAACCACCCCAAATGTAAGGAACTATCATGGACTTGTTCAAACCCCGTGGTGCTGCAGCGCCCCGCCGTCCTACTGACAACAATCAGCAGCATGGCGTAATCACAAACACTCCCCGTTTTTCTCAACTTGGCGGCTTGTCTGCTCCTAACAAAGTTGGCAAAACAGGCATGGCTGTTCAAAAGCCCGGTGACGGTAAAAAAGTTATCTAATACAGATAAGAGGGTAATTAAATGTCTTTAGAAAACGTATCTTACGAAGCACGTGATGAGCTTGCCGCCTTAGCGCAGCAACTCGCAGATAATCCTGCAACACGTAAAGATTTCCTACGCATGACCAAAAAGGTCAAGCCTGACCTGCCTATTCCAGAACTGGACATGGAAGACTACACCTACAATGCAGTCAACAAGTCTGAGCAACGAGTGCAAGCACTTGAAGCTAAGTTGCGTGAACGGGATGCCGTTGAAGAGTTGCAAAAGCGCAGACAATCTTTGATGAAAAAAGGTTTGATTGCTTCAGAAGATGAAGTTAAAGACGTTGAAAAAATTATGCTGGAGCGTGGTATCACTAATCACGAAACAGCAGCAGAGTTTCACCAGTGGATGAAACAAGCAGCAGTGCCTACTTCTTCAGGATATAACCCTTCAGCTGTCAAACAATTTGACCTGAACAAATATTGGAAGAATCCGGTCAACGCCGCTCGTGATGAAGCTGCAAGCGCACTCAGGGATTTGCGTAAACCGCAACGCCCTATTGGGTTGTAAGAGGGTAAATGGTGAGAGCGAAAGTTCTCTTTTTAATACGTTCGTAAGGAGGCCTTATGGCTATTGGCGGCGGCATCCTACCAGCTACGGGGTCATCTCAGTTTAATGAACTGACTTACGTAACTCGTAGAGCCTTTATTCCCAAGCTGGTTGTCCAGCTTTATAACTCGACACCTTTGATGGCGGCATTGATTGCAAACAGTCAACAAGCCAGCGGCGGTGTTTCTTCTGTAACCGTTCCCGTGCAAGGCGCACAGTTTGTGAACGCTCAATGGTCTGACTACAGCGGCTCGTTCGCTCAGCCTTCAGTCCAGCAAGGTGCTTACAATGCTGAATTCGACCTGAAACTGATGATTTCTCCCGTACCGTTCCTCGGTATGGAGGGCGCAGTTCAGCAAGATGCAGCCATTATTCCGTTGATTGAAGCTCGTATGAACGATGCAACCAACGTGATGATGGACGCAATGGCTACTGCCTTGTACAACAACACAACCAACACTCAGCAGTTCATCGGCTTGCCCGGTGCTATTGATGATGGTACAACCTTGGCGACCTACGGTAACATCAACCGTAGCACCTACACATGGTGGAAGTCCAAGCAATACGCCGCTGGCGGTGTAAACCCAACTCGTCAAAACATCTTGCAATACATTTCTGGTACTGTGAAAAACGGTGCTGAAATGCCTTCATTCGGTGTTTGCGGTTTTGGTACATGGACATTGTTGGCTCAAGACTATGTTGGTCAAGAACAATATGTCATCACCCCCGGTTCTGGTTTTGATTCTGACCCCAATGGCCCTCAAGCTGCATTCCGTGCCTTGATGGTTGCTGGTGTGCCAATTTATCCCGACCCGTACTGCCCAGAAGGTACTGTGTACTTCCTGAACACTAACTACTTGTCTCTGTACATCCACGAGCAAGGTTCGTTTGTGTTTACGGGCTTTGAGTCCACACTTCCTAACTGGCAAATTGGTTATGTTGGTGCAGTTTTGATGATTGCCGAATTGGTAAACGTCAAGCCTAAAGCCATGACCAAGGTGACGGGCTACAACTACCTCTCTCTGTAAGGAGTTACAGCATGTCATTAAGCGCAAATAAAATCCTACTGGCGAATGCCGCCACGAACACCCCCGGTGCGTACATTCTTACGCAATCGTTGGGTAATGCTACCGCCATCATTCCTGCTGGTTTTTATCAGGTGTTGGCTACAGCAAATGTCACTATTGAGATGAATACATCAAACAACATTTCCTCCCCAACATGGGTGGTTTCGTTGGCTAATAACACTAGCGGTTTGATTATTTCTGACGGTGTGAACTTCCGTGCCAACGTGTTGGCTGGTACACCAACTATTACGTTGTACGCAACCAATGGCGGTCAAGCTGCCAGCGGTACTTACAACTCTTAATAGGGATACACCATGAATGCGAATCATGTAGGGGCTTTGTACCCTGATAACTTTGGCAGCTTTGCTGTCTGCGCCCCTAAAGCTCCAATTTTCTTGGGCGCTACAGGTAACGCAGTGGCAACACTTGCTCAAAGTAACAATACGTCATTCATTGTTCGCCGTGTAACCGTTTGTCAAGCCAGTGGCAGTGTTGCTCTCGCAAACGTGACTATTCTCACCAGCAATGATGGGAATACAAGCAATGCAGTAACTAACGCTGCTGCTCTAACCACCATTACAGGTTCTACTAAATTTCAAGACTTGCCTTTGTCCACAACGGCAGCGTCTACAATTTATAGCAACTCTCTGTATGTGTATGTTGGAACAGCAGCCGCAGCCAACAACTCTGTTGAAATCACGGTTTACGGTGACATTGTAACTTTATGAGTGCAGTAGTTTATGTAACTAATACTGGCGACACCAAACTCAAGGATGGGTTTGGTGGCGTGTTTTATGACTTTCCTAAAGACGAAACGGTAGAGATACCGCTAGATGCAGCAAAGCATATTTTTGGTTACATGAACCCCAACAAAGAACCGTATCTTTCCCGATTGGGTTGGATACGGTCTTTTGCAGAGATTGAAAAAGGTTATGAGAAGTTGCAAGAGTTTAAAATCTCTGAACAACCTCCCGAACGGAATCGCTCGTTACCCTCGGCGGTTGGCGTAGTAGCTCTTCACGTTGAAAAACGTGTTGAGCGAACGGTCACTAAGAGGGCGGCTTAATATGGATGCTAAATGGCAACTCTCTCTTCCTACCTTACGGAAGTGCAGCGACTCTTGCATGATGCAAACGCTGTCTTCTGGTCTACCTCGGAATTAACGGACTACATTAACGAAGCCCGTGAACGAGTAGTAAGAGATACTGGCTGCCTACGCACCCTTCAGATTACCAGCACGCCACTCTCCAACACCGGAGTAGTTGCAATTCCTTGGTCTAATGGCCTGACTGTTACTGCTGGACAATTCATCTTTTCTAACATCTTCATCTACCAAGTCATTACTGGTGGAGTATTGAATTCTGACGCTGCTCCATATCCGACAGGAACAAGTACATTCCCGCCTTCTACACCGTTTACCAACGGCACGGCTACACTGCAATACTCTAGTAATTGCGAAATCATCAGTCTTGCTGCTTTGCCTAACGGCATACAAACACTGGATGTTTTGAACGTAACAATTTACTGGGGTAATAGCCGCATTCCGCTGCGCTACTTACCGTGGAGCAATTTCAATGCTCAGTTGCGTTACTGGCAAAACTACGTGGGCAGACCTATTTGTTTTTCTACATACGGTCAAGGACAGTTGTACCTTGGGCCAGTTCCAGACCAGTCTTATGCCGTTGAATTAGATACTGTTATTTTGCCGACTGCGCTGAGCTTAAACAGTCCTAACACGGTAGATAGCATTGTTGACCCGTACAGCACACCAGTTCAGTTCTACGCAGCCTACAAAGCCAAGTATAAAGAGCAGAGCTATGGTGAAGCTGAAATCTACAAGCAAGAATATGCCAAGCATGTACAGGCGGTTCTGAACTCGACCTATACACGCAGGATTCCTGACCCCTACTCTTCATTCTAACTATGGCAGCAGCAGAGCAAAAAAAGTCCTATGCTGTTATCAAGAACTTTGCTGGCCTAAACACCAAAGCGAACAGAACAGCCATCAAGGAAGAAGAATTTGCATGGATTGAGAACGCCATGCCGATTGGCTTTGGCAACATCAAAATTGTTCCCGCACAGTCCACCGTCAAAGATTCTGGCAATACTGCTGTTTCTTTTGCAAACACAGTCACTTCGTTTGTTTCCGCTAACATTGGTCTGAGCGACTACATGGTGTCTTTTGAAGACAACGGCAGAGCTGAATACTTCCGCATTGACACAGCTACAAAGGCAAACGTAGCCGTTACTGGCACATTCTCCAACACTGGCGTGACTGTTGCTCAGTACAAGAACGAGCGAATTATTATTGGCGACCCTAATAAAGGCTTGTCCTCTTGGAATGGCAATAGTGTTGTCTCCATAGGTTCTGTAGGCATTATTGGTATCACAAACCCCGGCAGTGGTTACGTTTCTGCGCCCAGCGTGACTATCAGTGCCCCCAATGACGCTAACGGTGTGCAGGCAACCGCAGTTTCTACCATCACAACAGGCGCTGGCGGCCTCTCCGGTATCAACGTTACCGCTGGTGGAGCAGGCTACACCGCCGTTCCGGGTGTCATTATTGGCGCTCCTAACGTCACGGGCGGCATACAAGCAGAAGCAGCCGCTACCATTTCTGGTGGAGCGGTTGTCGCCGTGACAATCACAAATGCTGGCTCAGGATACACGGCAACGCCCAGCGTGAGCTTCTCATCTGGTGCGGCAGCTGCCACTGCGGTGGTAAATACAGGAACAGTCAGCACTATCATCCTCACAAATGCGGGTACTGGCTATACTTCTCAACCCACAGTCACTCTCTCTGCCCCCACAAGCGGCACAACCGCTACTGCCATTGCCAGTATTAACACTTTCAAAACAGGAACAGTGTCAGCTCTGGTGACAAATGGTGGCGCAGGATATGTCAACGCTGCCAACACGGTGGTGACATTCTCAGGTTCTGGCACAAGTGCGGCAGGCACGGCAATTATCAGCGGTGGTCAGGTCACGCAAATCATTATGACCAACCCCGGCTCAGGTTATACAAGTAATACGACTGTGACCATCACGGGAGGGGGAGCAACTAATAACGCAGTTGCCACCGCCATCACAAACTTAGATACCATTGTGGACGTAGCTACGTTTTCAGGCCGTGCTTGGGTTGCGGCAGGGCGTACTATCTACTACAGCGCTGCAGGCTCGTATAGCGACTTTACAAGCGTTTCTGCGGGGTCTTTTACCCTGACTGATTCCACACTGCACGGCAACATACAAGGTTTACTGTCTGCCAACAACTTTCTGTACATCTTTGGCGATGACAGCATCAACGTATTTTCAGACTTGAGGGTGTCAAACACGGGCGCAACCCTGTTTACCAACACCAACGTCAGCGCTTCTGTAGGTACTAAACGCTTATATGGGGTTTTCCCTTACTTCCGTTCTGTGTTGTTTATGAACGACTACGGTATGTATGCCCTAGTGGGTTCTACCACCAGCAAGATTTCTGACCAGCTGGATGGCATCTTCCCCTACATAGATTTTTCCCTGCCCATCACGGGCGGTCAGGTGCTGCTCAACAACATTCTCTGCGCTGCTTTTAATTTCACTTACAACGACCCGACCAACAACAACACGCCTAGACAAATTCAGTGTGTGTTCTTTGAAAAGAAGTGGTTTGTCACAAGTCAAGGTGGTTTGGATTACGTCACATCTGTTCCTGTAGGCGGTCTTATCTCTCTGTACGGTGTAGACGATAAAGCGCTGTACAAACTCTATGCCAGCGCAACTGCAAACGTATCCAGCACCATCAGAACGGCTCTTATGCCGCTGGGTGACCCTATTCGCACAAAACAAGCGTTAAAACTAGGCATAGAGGCAACGCTGACAAACACCGCTACATTGACGGTGACGGTGGACAGTGAGCAGGGTTCTAGCCCAGCTTACACATTGACGAATCAGACGCTCTGGATAAATAATGCAGGGGCAACAATCTCATGGATTAACAACAGCTCGCAGGTAATTGCGTGGCTGTATTCGCAGGGATATTTTCTCTACAAGTCAGATGCTCAGCAGTACGGAAAGTATTTAGGATTAACCCTAACTTCCAACAATGCTGCTTTTGTTTACAACACGTTCGAGATGGAACACGAATTAAGAGTGAGGTTCTAAGATGGCTGTACCGTATACCTTTGGTTCTGCAACAAGCAGTATTCCCCTGTCCCAACTTGACAGTAACTTTGCCACCGCAATCACGCTGGGCAACACCGCTGTCTACTTGGGGAACACAACCACCACGCTGAATGCGCTGACACTGTCAAACGTGACCATCTCCAGTGGTAACGTCACCATCACTTCTGTGACGCTGGCTAACGCTAATATCACAGGCACAACCACGCTGTCAGGTCTCACAGCTTCTACAGCACTGGCGCTGGACGCAAGCAAGAACATTGTGAGCGTGACAAACACGGGTACAGGCAACAACGTGCTGGCAGCAAGCCCCTCTTTAACGGGCACAGTCACGATTGCTACGCTGAATCTGACAAACGCACTGGGAACAACTTACGGCGGCACAGGACTCACATCCTTTACTGCTAACGGAGTTGTTTACGCATCTTCATCAAGTGCGCTTGCTACAGGTTCTGCGCTTACTTTTAACGGCACAAACTTTGCAACAACAGCTAGTAATTTTGATTTAAACCCTGCATCAAGTGCTCCTAATATTTCCTTGCGTGAAGGAAATACTTACAGGGCTTACCTAGAAGGAAATAGCTCTGGCTTGGTGTTTGGCATTGGGGCATCGGCTACAGAACAAATGCGCCTAACCAGCACAGGTCTGGGTATTGGTACAAGTAGTCCAAGTTACAAACTTCAAGTAAACGGCTCATCAACTGGAGACTTAGTTCAGTTCACAGATGGCACATACCAATCAATCAGATTTGGCACATCTACAACTGGTTTTTACTACAACAACCCTAATGGTGGCTATCAGGCTTGGAACATTAGCGGCTCTGAAAAGATGCGCCTCGACTCCTCAGGCAATCTAGGCTTGGGAGTTACTCCCAGTGTTGCTGGTGCTGGTAAAACATTTGAAATTGGTACAGCCGTAGGAAACCTTATTCGTGCCGCTGGTCAAAACGACATGAATGTGGAAAGCAATACCATTTACAACTCAGGTTTTAAGTATGCAAACAATGGCTTTGCAAACCGATTTGGTGTTGGTGCGGCAACAGGTCAATTCCAATGGTTCACCGCCCCATCAGGCACAGCAGGAAACGCTGTTACCTTTACTCAGGCAATGACTCTGGATGCTAGTGGGAATTTGGGTGTTGGTACTACAAGTATTTCATCAAAGCTATATGTGGCTGGTGGAACAAACGACGGATTGCTTCGTGTTGGAAATACAAACGCAGTTGGCACTCAGTACATCTCTATCTACGCTAATGGTGCTGAAGCGTATTACAACAGCGTAAACACTCAAAACTCTGTTTACGGAAGTCACATTTGGAATGCTCAAAATAACGCTGGAACAGTAGAGCGTGCTCGTATAGACTCAAGCGGCAACTTAATAGTAGGGACTACTTCTAGTTCGTTTAATGAAAGAATTGCTTCAATAAATAGTTCGTCTTACACTTATGGTTCATATCGTTCAGGCACAGGTTCTGAAGGACATATTATATTTGTCAATGGTAATGGTGCTGTAGGAAGTATTTTTACAAACGGCTCTGTAACTCTTTTCAACACTACTTCAGATCAACGTTTAAAAGAAAACATCCAAGACGCAGATTCTTCATCTAGTTTAATTGATGCTTTACAAGTGCGTAAGTTTGATTGGAAAGCAAATGGTTCACATCAGCGTTATGGTTTTGTTGCTCAAGAACTTCTAACTGTTGCCCCTGAAGCAGTAAATCAGCCTGAAGACACAGAGCAAATGATGGCTGTGGATTACTCTAAACTTGTGCCGATGTTGGTCAAGGAAATTCAATCACTTCGTAAACGCCTAGCAGACGCTGGCATCGCTTAAAGGAAAATTATGACCTTGACACAAGAAGAAGCGCACCGCTTGTTTGAGTACAAGGATGGTGAGTTGTATTGGAAAAATTGCACTTCTCCCGCTGTAAAAAATGGGTCAAAAGCAGGTCATTCTAATTCTTATGGTTACTGGAGAATAGAAACTAAGTTCGGGAGTCTTGCGGCTCATCGAGTTGTTTTTTTGATGCACCACGGATATATGCCTAAAGTTGTTGACCACATTGATGGCAACAAACTAAACAACAAAATTGAAAATTTAAGAGCGGCAACTTACACAGAAAATTCGTATAACTCTTGTATTAGCAAACGAAATACAAGCGGCGCAAAAAACATAAGATGGAGAGAAGACCAACGCAAGTGGAGGGTTCAACTAACCGTCCAAGGAAAAAACGTGAACATCGGTCAATTTGCAGATTTTGAATTTGCTGAATTAGTAGCGCAAGAAGCAAGAAGTTTATTTCATGGGCAATTTGCTCGTCATCACTAAAGGAAATTTATGACCACTCAAATAAATTGGATTATTACCGCTCTTGATTGTTATCCTCAGGCAGAGGGGAAGCAGGATGTGGTATTTAATTGCCACTGGACATGTTCTGGTACAGACGGTACTTACACTGCTTCTGTGTACTCTACTTGCGGTGTTACCTACACTGCTGGCTCACCTTACACTGCCTACGCTGACCTGACACAGAACCAAGTGTTAGGCTGGATATGGGCTAATGGTGTTGACCAGAGCGCTACTGAGGCTGCTGTTAATCAGCAACTGGCACAACAAGTAAACCCTCCAGTGGTGCAGCCTCCCCTTCCTTGGGCGGCATAAGGAGTACACATGGGAACTCAAGCATTCACACCCACAGGTAACACTGTCACATTCACGGCAAACACCACCGCTGCCACGCCCGTGCAAGCCGTGTCTACCACGCTGGGCGGCAACCAATACCGTATCCTCAACAGCGGCACTGTCACTGTGTTCATGGGTGTTGGTGGCACGAGTGCTGCTGCAACTGCCAACGCTACCGTTGTTGTCTCCACAGGACAGGCAATCCCTCTGCTTGCAGGCACTGACGAGATATTGACATTCTCCCCCAATGCCTACTTCACAGGCATTACTTCCTCCAGCACAGCGGTGGTGTTCATCACGCCCGGAGACGGACAATAACGCATGTTAAAAACCGTCAGTTCCATCACAAATGCGATAGGGGCACTCAACTACAAAGGTACTTGGGATGCAAGCACAAACACGCCTACGCTTGTCTCTAGTGTTGGAACTAAAGGTGATTACTATGTTGTCTCTGTAGCTGGCAGCACCAACCTCAACGGCACAACGCTGTGGGGTGTGGGTGATATGGCTATCTTTAACGGCTCTGCTTGGCAAAAAGCAGATGGTGGAGACACTAGCCTAGTCACAAGTCTGACTGTCACCAGTCTGACAGGCTACATGTATGCCAACAACACAAGTTCTGTTACCGCTTCCACAACCATTCCAGTTGCAAATGTCACTGGCGCAGTGCCAAACACGGTGTATGTCATTGCTGGCACGAACCTGACAGGTGGTGGCGCTCTCACAGGCAATGTCACCATCAACAGCGCTTATAACGGTACTGTTACCAGTGTCACTGCGGGCACGGGTCTTAACGGTGGCACAATTACCACCACTGGCACAATATCTCTTGCCAACACTGCTGTCACCGCATCCTCTTACGGCAACGCCAGCACGGTAGCAACCTTCACAGTAGACGCACAAGGCAGATTAACCGCTGCTGGCAACACTTCTATTGCCATTGCCAACACTGCCGTGTCAGGTCTGGGCACTATGTCCACGCAGAACAGTAACAACGTGACGATTACAGGCGGCAGTATTAACGTGCAGACAGTCAACCTGACAAGCACAACAAGCTCGACCGCCACGTTTGCCACATCCAGTTTGCCACTCGTACCCGCAGGTTACATACAAGTAGACCTCAACGGTGTGGTGGTAAAAGTACCTTACTACGCTGTATAACCATGAATATGGAAGCACTCTCTTACGTGAAGTTCGGTGATAAAGACGGACTGGGAGAGTTTTTGTTTGAAAACGGTGTGCAGCACCAGTTGTTCTACGAGATTCTTGCTGACCAAGGAATACTGATTCCTAAGTATCCGCTGATAGATGCAGACCCAGCTAACCTTGATGACTGGCTTTTTGTACACAATCAGGAGCATCAGCGTCTGGCAAGTATTCTTGTTTTGGATAATCCTTTCCAGCTCTTAGATGCAGACTGGAACGTGGAAGATGATTTTTATGACTGGATTGGTGTGCATCAAACCATTCATCAACAAATAGCGGCAGCATTAAAGGTGTGATATGGCAAGAAGTCCTTTTGTATTTAACACTTCCGCAGAAGACTCAGGCTCTTTTGATGCTGATTCTGGCACTGACCAACTCACGCCAGCTCAGCAGACACCACCCGCTGTAACACCGCAAACACCTGCGGCTCAGCCCTCTAGTACGCCTGCTTCAAGAGGTGCGCCAGCATTTTCTGGCGAAACTAGAATGGGTAACTATATTGTCAGCCCAGCGCTTGACCCTTCTACACTTTCTCCAGAAATTCTTGCTGGAGTAAACAAGCCTCCTCGTGGCGGTTTTGGCTTTGATGTTGGTGATAAAAAATACTACAAAGACCCGCAAGGGGGTATTCACCTTGCAACATTTTCAGACACATCTCAAGACTTTAAACCTCTTTTTGCCATTGCTGCCGCTTACTTTATACCCGTTATTGGTGCTGAAATTGCCGCAACTCTGGGAACTTCTGCCGCTGTAGGCACAGCTATTGCCAGCACTGCAGTATCTGTTGCTCAGGGAGTTTCTCTTGAAGACGCTATTAAGAATGCCGCAACCTCGCTTTTGGTTGGCGGTGTTACTGGCTCTCAAGATGCTAAAGACTTTATCAAGAGCATTAGCTCTGACGCTGCAACACAAAACATTCTTACCAACGTAACAAATTCAACTTTGAACACCGTTGTTAAGGGTGGCTCAGCAGAAGATATATTGAAGAATGCGGTGTCTGCCGCTGCAGGAACGGCTATTGGTCAGGAGACTGGAAGTCCAGCTCTAGGTCAAGGAGCAGGAACATTGCTCGCTACTGGCGACATTACGGCGGCTGCAATAGCCGCATCTAGTGCTATGGGTTCTGCATCAACAAAGAAACCTGCTGACACAACTGCGACACCAGATACACCCGTTGCAAGTGTTGACGATGATGTGATGAGTCAAATTACAAAGGAATTTGAAAGCCCTGCCATTTTGACTGCACGTTCTGATTTGATGGATGCCATCAATAACGCAAATCTGACACCAGAACAGCGTGAGTTTTTGACTTCTGCCATGAAAGATGTGCAGCTTGCACAAGCCTTACCAGCCACAATGACAGATGCTGGGGGTGGAACTCCCGGTCGTTTAGGCCTTCCTTTTGCCGCTAATGACCCACGTTTTGCGGAAGCTCTGAAAAACAATCCGCAACTTATTCAAAAGTTTAGCGAGTACACCAACACTTACGGCTTTAATACGCCGCAGCTGAATGTTGTTTACAAGTCTTTGATTGAGGATGAACTTAGAAAAGACCCAACATATCAGCCGTTATTGGATGAATACAAAAAGGTTACTGGCACAGACTATACGCCACCAGCTACAGACCTTGGTGAAATTACAGTCACGGGTAAAAGAGAGCCTGAAGTTACGCCAGAGCCAACAAACATTGTTGTTTCTGTTGACAATGTAAACAAAACTGCCCTTGTTATTGACAACTCAGGCAATATTACATCTACAACAATTCCTCCTAATGTTGAGATTAAGCCTAACGACCCCGTAGTTGTTAACCCAACAACAAATACTGTTTCTGCCGTTCCTGCTGTCCAGCCAAAACCAGAGTTTCCTCCACCAGAGTTTACTCCTGAGCCTCCTTTTGTCGCTCCTACTACACCACCTGCTAACGAGCCACAAATACAGCCGCCTCCTGCGCCAGCGCCTGCACAGCCTTTTGTTGCGCCAACAGCGCCTCCAGCAAATGAGCCAAGCATTACGCCTGCTCCCGCACCAACACCAACACCAGAACCAACGCCTGCTCCTGCTCCAGCACCTGCTCCCGCTGTAGCACCTGCACCCGCACCTGCCCCAACTCCTGCAGTTGAGCCTGCTCCAGAACCCGCACCTGCGCCAGCGCCAGAGCCTTACGTCAGGCCTTCTCCTTTTGTTTTTCCAAGTGTAGAGCCTGCTCCCGAACCTGCACCCGTTGTAACTCCTGTTCCTGCTCCGGCTGTAGAGCCTTCTCCAGTGACAGCGCCAGTAACAGCGCCAGTGACAGAGCCACTGATTTCACCAGCGCCAACGCCTGCTCCAATTACCGAACCATCAATTACGCCAACACCTTTTACAGAACCTCTTGTTGAGCCTGTAACACGGCCTGTTGTTAGCCCAGCTGTTGCGCCAGCGCCATCACCGCAGCCATATCCAGATGCTTTTGCTGAGCCTGCTCCTGCACCAGTACCTGAATTTGTACCTTCAAGAGTTCCTGCCTCTACGCTGCCCAGTGTTTTCAATCCTGTATTGCCAACAATACTTGCGCCCTCAATCACAACACCTTCTACGTCTTACACGCCATCAGAGCCACCGCTTGGAGAAACGCCAGAGCCTCCAATAGAAGTTACAGAGCCAGTAACTGAGCCATCAGGAGAGCCTGAGCCAACAACAGAGCCTGAGCCTACAACGCCAAAAGAGCCGGAAGTTGCAAAAGAGCCAGACCCGTTTATTCGGGTTGGCGTGTCTCCAGTTAGGAGAAAAGGCAGAGGGCCAGCTGCGCCAGCTGATTATTCGCAAAGCTCACTCGCACAAGCCTTGACAGCTTACCGTGGTGCTGGTGAAATTGAGGGTGACCCGTCTGGCAAACCCCGCAAAAATGTGTGGAACGAAGCATCACTGCGTCTTAAAGATGCGCTAGGACTTTAATATGGCAACATCACTAGATTCAATCTCAGGTATCGGTGCTAACGCACGTAAACTTGCTAAGCTGTTGCAGGCAAAAGCCCCAGAAGGCCACATGCTTGCGTACATCAACCCACGTGAAGCTGCGCTTTTAAAAGCACACGGAGGCTCTGGCAAACCTGAACCTGAGACTGGCATTCCATCTTTTGAAGACGAAGGTACGCCATTTAATGATTACGAATACGGCCCTGCACCAACAGCAACACCTTATGCCGTGGGCGGGTTTGAACAAGAGCCAATTCCTGAACCAGTAACATCTGCGCCTGCTTTTGATTACTCTCTTGACCGTATTCAACCTTCGTCATATTCTTCTGGTTCATCTGGAATAGATACGCAGCTGTCAAGTTTCCCGCAAGCAAGAGAGATTTCTGGATTTGATACATCTAGAGCTGGCGCAGATGCTGAAACCCGCAGGGCTTTGGGTGAAGAAAAAACTGCTGAAGAGAAATCTTTAATCAAGCAGGCTTCTGAAAAAACAGGTTTAAAAGAAGATACGCTAGGAAGATTAGGCCTTGCTGGTGTTTTAGGAATACTGGGCGGCAGGTCAGCAAGAGCTGCATCAAGAGCAGGACAGGCAGGCCGTGCAGAAATACAAGCCTTGGCAACACCTTACCAACAAAAAGGCCAAGAGTTACAAGCACAAGCTCAGCGTGGTGAACTTACACCGCAGGCTATGCAGTCCTTGCAAGCCGCACAAGCACAAGCCGCACAGGGCGCTGAACGCAGAGGTGGTGTAGGCGCTGCTCAAGCTCAGATGCAGATAGAGCAGTTGCGCCAGCAGTTGCTACAACAGCAATATGATTACGGCCTCAAGTTGTCGGGTATTGGTGACAACATTGCGCTGGGTGCTATCAAAACAGGCTTGGAAGCAGACAGGTATGTTCAGGGTATCAACAACTCGTTCTATCAAAACATGGCCTACATTGCTGCTGGCATGACACCCGGAGGAACACCGTAATGGCTGAATTTGATACTGACGAAAATTTAAAGGTAAACGTACCTGATTTTCCTAAGTTGCCAACAAAAGGTCGTTTGGCACTGGAAGAGCGTTTAAAAATTACTCGCCCTTATCAAGAGGCATTGGCGGGAACTCTACCTAAATTGACTGCTGAAGAAGCAAACATAGAAAAAGGTAAACAACAGCAATCTGAAATTCTTGCTGGTGGTAAAGAAAAAGCAGTCAAAGACTATGCGGCGGCAGAAAAAGGCGCTAAAGAAACTTATCAGGGCAAATTAGAAGCTGAGCCTTTACCCGCTTTTATTCCTACCAAAGATTCTGCAAAAGACATTGCTGGGTTGTTTTCTCTGATTAGCGTGATTGGCATGGCGGTTGGTGGTGGCGGCAAGATGGCTGCTCAACGTGCTATGGGCGCTATGAATGGCATGTTGGAAGGCTACCGTAAAGGTCGCATGGACTTGTACAAACAACAGCGTAATGAGTTTGACGCTAACTTTAAAACCATGCTGCAAAAGCATCAAGAGTTTCGTAAAGAAATGGAAGATGCTGTTAAGTTGGCGGCTACAAATAAAGAGGCGGGATTTGCGGCGGCAGAACTTGCAGCTACAAAAGCAAACAGCCCAGTTGTGCAGGCAATGCTCAGAAAAGGTGAGCTTGTCAGAGCAAGTCAGTTTGTAAAAGATTTGCAGAAAGCAGATGAAAATGCTTTTGACTTTGTTGCTAAACAAAGAGAAAAAGATATAGACAGAGAAGCTGCAGAGCGCCGTAATCGTGAAGCGATGGCTCAGCGTGAGCGTTTGGCAAAAGAACAAAATGCTTTGCGTGAGAAGTTGGCAAAAGTTGTTGCCGATGCAAAAGGCAAAGGCGGTACGCTCAAGCCCGGAGCAAAAATTACAGAAGGTTATGTTGCTGACACAATCTTACGGGCAGATGTGAACGGGTTAGTTAAAGATTTGCAAAATCCTAAACTGCAAGAGCAAATTACAAAATACCGTGCAGAAGCATTCTTGACAGAAGAAGGCAAAGTTTTAAATCAACTTATCTCTGGCGATATTCCGGCAGAGCTGCAACAGTTTTTGACCAAAGTCAGAGACATTCGCAACAACTATTACTTGAACATATCAGGTAAAGCCGTTACTGGTGGCGAGGCTTTGCGTAACTACGGCACTGTTCCGCAGCCCGGTGACGAGCCTAGTGTGATGTTAAACAAACTCACAGGCATGTCTGACCGCATTAGCGATTCAATTACTCTCAAGCAACAGTTGTTTGGATTGCCAGAATTAAACTTGCGTCCGGGCACAAGACCTAATTTGAAGCCCGGCGAAGACTATGCTATTGGCAGCCAGCCCGGTAAATATGAAGTTGGTAAGGTTTACACAGATGCTTCTGGAAACAAAGCCAAGTATTTAGGTGATGACAACTGGGAGGAGCAAGAATAATGGCTTTTGACCCATCTACTGCTTCAGATGTAACGGTTGAAAAGAAACCCAAGTTTGACCCATCTTCAATACCAGACATTACGCCTAAACAAGAAAAGAAGTCTGAACCTACGTTATTAGAGCGTGGCAAGGAAGTCGGTAAAGAAACAATAACAGGTGGTGTTATGGGAGCTATTGCTCCCGAGCTGCTTACCTATGGTGTTGCGCCAGCAATGATGATGACACCCATGACCGCACCTTTTGCCCCTTTTGTTGCGGGTACAGGTCAGGCCTTGCGTGGCTCTCGGTTGGCAAGCGCACTATCTGGTGCTATTGGTGGGGCTACAGGCGAAACTGCTGGTCAAGTTGTTGAGTCCAAATATGGCCCGGGCATGAGTGCAGAAGCAGCAAGGCTTGTTGGCTCTACCGTTGGCCCTATGCCATTTGAATACCTTGGCACAAAAGCAGGTGGGTTAATTGGCACATTGGCGGGTAAAGTTATACCCGGCATGTCTACTGCCAAAACAGTTGGTCAGCTGCTGCAAGAAGCAGATGTAAAGCCACAAAGTCTGACTGCCGACCAGCAAAGATTTATTGAGCAAAAGCTCAAAGATATTCGTGGCGGTCAACCAAGTCTTGAAGCTCAGAAAGAGATTTCAGACATGCTTAAAAAAGGCGTGTCTAAAATATCTCAAGAGGCAGAGACCAAGGCTTTGCAGTTTGAGCAGGACGCACAGAAGGTTTTGCAAGATGCACAGTCTGCTGGCGCTGGTATCACCAAAGAACTTGAGCAAAGAATTAGCCGCTTGCAAGGTCAATTTGAGTCTGCTGCTGACAATGTAAGGAAAGGCGCTCAAGACCAGTCGCAAAAGATTTTGTCTCAAGCACAAGAAAAAGCCCAGCGTATTCGTGCCAATGCTGAGCAACAAACTCCGGGTGTTCGTCAGATTGCAGAGACAGATGCTAAAGCTGCAATAGATGAAGGAAGAAAACAGGCAGACCAGATTATTCAGGCTGCGGAATCTCGCATCAACAAGCTCAAGCAAACCAGAGATAGTTTGCGTACAAGCATTCCAAAACGTATGGAGGCGGCAAAAGGGCAGGTAGCCGCCGTTGGTCAAGCACAAACACCTACACAAACAGGCAGCTCTATTCGTGATGCTGTCACGCCCATCTTTGAAAAACTTAAAGCGACTCGTTCTGAGAACGCTGTTAAAAACAAAGGTGAGGCATTTAGTGCTGCGTTGGCAAAAGAGCAGGCTGGTCAAAAAGTTAAAGATGCTGCGGCTTTTAAAACAGCAATTAAAGAGATTGACAGTGCCATCACCAACCCTGAGACAAAGTTAACAAATGTTTCTATTGATGAAGTCAAGAATCAACTGCTCAAGGTTAAGAAGGCCTTAGACCCCGTTACTGTTGACCAACAAACTGGTATTGCTATTGGCAAGCCTATTAGCTTTGAGGGCTTGGAGAACCTACGCCGCTTCCTGCGTGACCGTGCGTATGGTTTGCCAGCGGAGGGCTTTGACGCTATTGGTCAGCAGCAAGCGGGTAAGTTGGCAGATGCTGTAGAGGCAATCCAGCGTGAGTTTTCTCCCGCTATTGGCAAGTTTTTGGAACAATACAAGAAAGATTCTGAGCCACTGAGAGTTTTTAAAACAAAGCTGGGTGAGGCTGTTGTTGGTAAAGAAGAATTTGACATGGCAAGATTTGCCTCTGACCCTGCAACACTGGGCAGCAAATTCTTTAAATCAGAAACAGGCGTTAAAGACTTGGTGACGCTGCTGGGTGGTGACGTATCAAAAGCAGAAGGTATTGCCAGAGGGTATGCCGCTGACAGATTGCGTGACGCATCCGCAAAAGATGTTGCAAAGTTTTTGAGTGACACTAGAGATTGGATTGGTCAATTTCCCGCATTAAAACAACAACTTACATCTGCTGCTGAGCAACTTTCTGCTGCTGAAAAAGTTTCTGGCAAGCGCTCGACTTTGTCACAAACACTGCGTACAGAAATACAAACATTGCCCATTAAAGCGCAAACAGGCATGACCCGTGTTGAGCAAGATGCCGCAAGAATTGCAGAAGCGAAACTCAAGGCTGGTGAACGTGATGTTGGCAAAATTACTACTGCTGCTGAGCGTGAAGCTGGCGCTGCGTTAGGTGCTGGTGAAACACAAGCTGAACAAGCGTTAACACAAGCCGAGCGTCAACTAACTCAATCTGGCAAGGCTGTAGAGAAACAAAAAGGCCGTTTAGAGTCAGATGCAGAAAAGCTCATTCGTGAGAAGATGCAAGCAGCTCAAACAGAATCTGGGCAGTTAACAAAGAGCGCTGAAGCCGTGCGGAAAGAGGCTCAAGATAAAGCCAAAACCATTCTTGGCGGCACAACAGATGCTACACGTATCAAAGACATTATTCTCGGTAAAGACGCTCAAGTCTGGAATGAGACGGCAAAAATTGTTCTTGCTACACCGGGTGGTAAAGAAAAGTTTGCAGAGGCTGTAGGCCAAGTTATTGCAGATGAAGCATCAAAAAGCCTCAAGGGTGCAATTACCAACATGAAATACATTGGTGACAACTTGACAACTTATGGGTTGATGGACGCAAAAGCTGTTCAGCAATTACAGGTTAAGTTGGAAGAAATTTTTGTAGCGCCAATTAATTTGAGAGAAAAAACAACATCGGCACAAAGAGCAGTACGTAATGCCATTGTTTCTTATGCTGCACCGGGTGTTGCCCGTGCTGGAGAATCACTACTAGGAGGTCAATGATGAACGAAAAGAGAAAAGAAACACCGACAGAGAGAGCAGCCCGTGAAGGTGGCGAGAATGAATTGCGTGGTAGCAGAGATGCCGCCCGTGCTCTGCGCCCTAAACAAACCCGTCCCCAGCGCAGAGAGAAGCGGTAATGGCTAGAAAAGACAAGGGTATCAACCCAGACTTGGAAAAAGCAATCTCTGACTTGCTGAAATCAACCATGCTGGATGAAACGGCATCTTTGACAGACAAGACTAAGATTCTTGACCGTGCCCTTAAACTTGAGCAGCTGAAGCTGAAAATGAGTGATGACGAGTGGGGTTCTGGGTTCGGGTTAGACGATGATGAAGAGAAGTGATAATATGGTTATTCCAACATTAAGGGGGTATAACCGTGGAATCAATCCAAATCATTCGTATAGCGTTAGGGGTCATCTCAGACCGCTTAATTACCATAGTAGCTCTGCTGAGTTCGTGTGGCCTGACTTGCTACACACTGTGGGCAGGAGGGTGGGAGCGAGTGGCGACACTAGCAATTTATGTGATATTCGCTTATCTTACGGTAGGCATAAAGGAGAAAAGCAATGCAGTTCATTCCAAAAGTGAAGACAACTAAGGTTGTTGCAGGTATTTCATCTGGCATGTTAGAGGGCAAGCTCTCTAGCCGTGGTGAGTTTGAAGCAGGTAAGTTGCCTTCTGGCGGCTTTAACCCCGTGTGGAACTTCAAGAACAATGAGCCTAACGACTACTTTACTCGCAAGTTCTCACCGACTTCTGGTGGCAGCAAGAAGAGTTAATCATGGCGAACAACATTGCCTTTCAAGCGCAAGGTAAGACTACCCGTATTAACGTATCAACCACGGCTAATACGGTATCCATTTTGTCTGACAGTCCTTGTAATCAGGTCAGAATTCACAACGGCACTGCAGCTGAAGTGTTTATTCGTTTGGGTACGGGTTCTACAGATGATGCGGTAATCCCTGTAGCGGGAACGCCAGCATACGGAACAATCTTGCACAACAACCAGACTGTAGTGTTTACTGCGCCCAAACAATCAACGAATGTAGCTTCGCTGTATGTTTCTGCTATTGTTTCTACGGGTACAGCAATCGTTTATGTAACACCCGGCGAGGGATTGTGATGTGTGATGCGGTGGGTAGTATTTGCGCTGCTTGCCATATCTTTGCTTGTATCAGCTAGTAGCGGGTGCGAAACGTATGAGTTTTACAAAATAGGTTACACGGTGCATGATACGACTGAGCGTCATGCACAGATGGTTAAATGGTTGGCAAGCGAGGGCAAGCGCTGCAACCAAGAACAGTTGATTATTATTTGGAACAACTTGCCTGACTGGGCGGGTGCGGCAGATAGCGCAGAGATACGGCAGAGGGTGATTTCTTTATTCAGCAGAAAGCTGTGAAATGATTACCGTCAACAAATGGTATCCGCTTGTGCATCCTACGCCTTACGATGCCAAGTCTATTGCTTTTGAAAAGGCTTGCAAGCGTGTAGAAGAAGAATACAAAGTTGCGCTTAATTGTCTTAAAGAAGTAAAGAAAACAGAGGAATATGACGTAGAGCTGTACAACAAACGTGCCCGTCAAAACACTGTTGAGCTTGGCATGGTTGAAGACAGAAGACGCTTTTCAATGTTGGTGTGAGGATGAACGATGAGTACACGGGAAAGATTGACATTCTGGGTAACTTTTATGGTGAGCATCACGCTGTGCATCTCAGTGCTGGGGATGGTAGCAGCATTCCTGCTGGGTCTGTGGGCGAAGGAAGTGGACAACGCAGAAATATTCAAAATGCTTTCACCCGCTTTTTCTACTCTTATCGGCGGCATGATTGGATTCCTGTCTGGTATCAAACTGAACCAAGGCGAAGAAAAGGAGAATGAAAATGTTAGGACTTGACGCACTGCTGAATGTGGGTGGAAAACTCATAGACAAGTTAATCCCCGACCCAGAGGCAAAAGCAAAAGCGCAGCTAGAGCTTCAGAAGATGGCGCAGGACGGTGAGCTTGCAAAGATGGCTAACGAGACTGAGCTGTACAAGACTGAGCAAAACAACCTGACAGAGCGTGTTAAAGCTGACATGGCATCTGACTCTTGGTTGTCCAAGAATATTCGCCCACTAACGCTGATATTCCTGTTAATAGCTTACTCAGGCTTTGCCATAGCTTCCATCTTTGAATACGAAACTCGTGGTGCATACGTAGAGTTGCTAGGACAGTGGGGCATGTTGGTCATGTCCTTTTACTTTGGCGGCAGAACTATGGAAAAGATTGCAGACAGGATTAAGAAATGAAGCTCACAGAACACTTTACGCTTGAAGAATTAACCCATACAGACCATCGTGAATATGATAATACGCCAAATGATGCAGAACTGGAGAACCTTAAAAGACTCGCAGCCTTCCTTGAGGAAGTCAAACAAGCCTTGGGCGGAAGACCAGTTATGGTTAACTCAGCTTTTCGCAGCAAGCAAGTCAATGACGCAGTCGGTAGCAGGGATACTAGCCAGCATCGCATTGGTTGTGCTGTGGACATCAGAATACCTCAACTAACCCCTGACGAAGTTGTGAAGACCATCATGGCTTCTGGCTTAGCTTACGACCAGCTTATACGTGAGTTTGACAGGTGGACACATATCAGCATTCCCAACACTGCTGGCGCTGCTCCTCGCAAGCAAGTCCTCATCATTGACAAGCAGGGAACAAGAAACTATGCCTAGAAAGAAATCTCCTAATCTGTCTGTTGGCAGGGGTGAGAAACTCTCTGTCAAATCTGGTGGTGGCTTGACTGCAAAAGGAAGAGCCAAGTACAACAAGGCTACAGGCAGCAAGTTAAAAGCCCCTACCAAGTCTGGCCCACGGCATAAGTCTTTCTGTGCCAGAAGTAAGAACTGGAAAGGCGAGAGAGGGAAAGCCGCCAGAAAGAGATGGGGATGCAGATGAAAACACCTAAAGCCAAACGTGGTCTTTACTACAACATCAACAAGCGCAGGAAAGCAGGCCTGCCAGCAAAAAAGCCCGGGCAGAAGGGGTATCCTACTGCACGAGCTTTCAAGAGAGCTGCAAAGACTGCTAAGCGTTAAGGTGCTGGCAGTAAGCCGCCTTCAAACAAGTACGTTCCGAAGTGTCCTAAGTTGACCCACGGTGCTGCCCAGATTTTGAAACCGTAGTCACGAGCAATCTTGCAAAACGCATAGTCTTCAGACAGCAAGCGGTTGGTTTCTTTCTCGATGAACACGGGGAAGTATTCATAGATAGTGTCTGCCTTTAACTCGCCAGAGGTGTCGCCTACATCATTGGTGTAGCTGTTGACAAAAGGCTTGAGCTTTTCAAACACTTCTCTCTTAATCATCATAAAGCCAGTACCGCCTGCAAACACTTCTACAGGTTGGTCACGAGGCACAGTAACTTCTCCCTGATAGTCCACAAGATTCACAACCATGCTGCCAGTAAAGTGCCGCAGCGCTTCTACCGGATAGCCATTCTTCACAGCCATGTCCACAGTTCTCCAGTTGATTTCCTTCTTAGGATATATGCCGCAGATGATTTCTTTGTCTGCTTCCATCATGCTGATAATGTCGGCAGGGTTAAAGCGAATATCTGCGTCAATGAACATCAAGTGAGTGCAGGCAGGGTTCTTCATAAAGACATTGACAAGGCCATTACGGGCACGCTGCACAAGGCTTTCGTTGAACATGAAAGAGAAAGATGCGTCAATCCCTTTATCTTTAAGCAGACCGGGCAGGGGAATGAGAGACTGGCAAAAGAAGCCAGTGGTCATGCCGCCATACATAGGTGTGGTGACGAACAGGTGAGGTTTGTTTTGTGTTTCCATTATTTATCCTTGGTGATGAATGACATGCCATCTTCAAACCCTGCTTGGTAGGCCAGCTGCCAGAGTTCTTTGAATGTCATGTTGATGAGTTCTACGATATGTTCTCTATCCTCAGAACATACTTCCCCGTCTTGGAGGATTTCCGCCAGCCGTGGACATGAATCTGAATGTTTGCTTTTCGTACCCATGAGACAGTTTCACTTTCTTGAATTTTTTTAATACGGGAGGAGACACCAGATGCGGTTACCTGCACAGCCAGTATCTCCTCACCCCGTAAACATAAAAGGTCACACCACCCCCAGAGGTCTTTACGCACACGGGCAAAAGGATTCCAGTGTTCAACTATCTCCACCAGATAACCCTGCTCTCGCAAGTACGCTAGTGACCGCTGAGTGGGTGATGTTTTAGTAGCCATCAGAACGGCACATCGTCATCATTTACTTTGCTCTTGTAAGCAAAGGTTGATTTCTTTTCGTAGCTGGGCGTGACTTCACGGGGGGTTTCCCGTTGTTTCTTGCTCCAGTTGTCTTCAGACAAAGACAGTAACTCTACGCCCCTGCTCGTGTCTTTCTTCCAAGCAGCGAGCTTTAACTTCTCTCCTGCTTTGTAGTCCATCTCTAGCACGACAAAACCTTTGAAGTCTGGGGCAGAGGGAGACTTGCGGTTCTCCTCATGCTCCCAGTACATCACGCCTTTGCCGGGCATCTCTTTGTGTAAGTTACTCATCTTTGGCCTTTCGTAAGTGATAACGGGCATACTCTCGCCCACCTTCTTTAACCATCTCTGTAAAGATATGGTGTCCCTGCCTACGCAGAAATTCGATATGTGCTGCAAGTCTGAAGCTCCCATAATGTTGTAGAGCATCCATAGGAGTCAGTGCCCCTATGTCAGTCAGATGTTTCAGAATATTTCCTCGTTGTGTCCCGTGTCTGGATAAACCGGAGGGGACGGTTCTGGCTTTGGGGAGAGGGATACTCCTGCTTCCACAAGCAAAGACCTAATCTTGATTTTCTGAATGCTGTCAAGACTGCTGAGAACTTCTGCGTTGCACTCTTGCAGAGCAGCGAGCTTGTCTTTCTTAACATCATCAGACAGTTTGTCAGATTTGTGGATACGGGCGACCAGTCCTACATAGCCTTCTACCCAGAAGTCTTTGGTGTGGTAGGCATCGTAGGGTGCGTCATTGCTGGGGATGTAGAGCTTGAATGCACCAGAAGGCTCTTCAATGATTTCTGGTATGTCTACCCTCTCTGCTGTGCCCATATCTTTTGCTGGTGCAGGCGTAAAGTCCTGTACTTCCTCTGGCGTGTAGACACCCACAACACAGCCGGGGTAGACAGAGCGGATACCCTCACTGGCAACTCTTGCTCTGAGCATCGCTCGGGGATAGTTTCTCCAGTTGTCTTTGTTTGCAATGCCAATAGCTTTCGCCTTTGCAAGAGTCCAGCTAACTTCAAGAGTTCCTCCCGCTGGATGGCTAAATACGCCCGTGACCTTCTCATCTGTGTAGTCCTTCCAATTAACGCTGCCACCAGCTTGCTGAAACCTTGCAAGCATGGCATCTGCTTTAAGAGCAGGTCTGCCCTG